GAATAATTCTTTTGGTTTTAAATTATACCTTTGTAACTCATTTACTAATTCAACCCATTCCATTTTCATAGACAAAAATCTATGGGTCATATAATTAGACCAAGACTTCTTATCTTCGTCTGATATATCTTCCCAATAACTAGGACTTTGAACCGCTGTTATCTGTTTGATGTGATCGAACAGACTTTTTCGTTTTATTGAATATTTTTTCCCACTTTTTATCCCACTCTTCATAACTTATTCCAACTCGTGGTGAATCACCTTTTCCAGCAGAAGATTTTTTTGTGAATATTGATTTTCTTTTTTCACTCATATGTCCAAACTTGGAAACTTGTTTGATTTTGTTTCTTCTTCTAAACCACTACCCTCTAACATGCCCTCTGCAACTTTACCACAATTTCCACAACTATAAACTTGTACTGGAATAAGTGCTTCTTGACCATTCGGTGATACTATAGCTGATAATTTTTTTAAAATGTGTGAAACAATAAATAAATAGTTACTACAATCACTACATTTAATAGTTTCTGCATCTCTTAAATCAACCTTAACTTGAGCATTTGGTTTCTTTAATGGTTTCATTGGTTTTGTACTCATTTTTTACTCCTAAATAATTTCATCTATTAATCCGTATTCTAAACATTGTTTAGCATCCCATAATAAATCGTGTTTTAAAATTTCATCTATTTTATCCATAGGAACTCGTGTATATTCTCTATAAACATTTTTTATTGTTTCCATCATTAAATCTAAATTCTTTTTCTCATCTTCTATTTCAGAATATTTTCCCCATAATTGAGAAGATAATTGATGAATCAACATATATGAATTTCTACTCATAAATCGTTTACTCCCAACTACTGATAGAAAAGTAGCTGCACTTGCTGCAAATCCATCTACATAAGTATGAATTGGAACTTTTGTTCTCAGTATTGTATCCATAGACGAAATACCACTTACAACTGAACCACCACCTGAGTTAATAAATATTTTTAATGTTGGTGGTTGTTCTAAATCTAAATTATTACACAATGTTAAACTTTTAGATTCTAACTCACCTATCTTTTTATTGAGTTCGGATGCACTATTTCTATTTACACCAGAATAATAATAAATTTTATTTTCATGTACTGATATATGTTTTTCATCACCAGGTTTCTGTACTGCTTTTTTGGATGTCTTTTTAACCTCACCCCAATATTTTTCATTCATTACTTTACTACTCCTAATAATTCAATTAACATAGCCATAGCATTGATTTCTTTATCAACCACTTGACTATCTGACAGTTCGTATCTTGCTATAATCAAAATACATTCTGCTACGTGACCTTTTCCATATCCATCCACTTCGTCATATAATAATCTAAATAAATCAGCAAAATCTGTAATCTTATTATCCGCTAAAAGTTGTCTGATATCTTTAAATGCATTTTTCCTATTTTGTGTTTCTAATATCTTTAATAATTTTAATTTATAATCATTCTGTATAATACTTGAAGTATCTAATTTAAGTTTACCATTAACAACATTTCTTTGAGCTGAATTAATAACTCTACGAATATCTGGATAACCACTATCTACCAAAACTTTTATATCTTCCATAGTATCCATAACATTTTCTTGAACTAAAATATTATGAAGATGTTTTGCTACTTCACTTTTAGATGGTGGAATAACTTGAAATGATTGACATCTACTTTGAATCGGGTCAATAATTCTCTCTACATAATTACAAGTTAATATAAACCTACAATGTTTACTAAATGTTTCCATTAGATTACGAAGTGCAGCTTGAGCGTTTGGTGTAATGTAATCACATTCATCTAAAATAATTACTTTTAAATCTTTAAAACCAACAGTTGAAGCAAACTGTCTAACTTTATTTCGAACTGTATCTACACTATTCTCATCAGATGCGTTAATATAAAGATAATCGCATTCTATATTATTAACAAGTATCTTAGCTAAAGTAGTTTTACCTGTACCAGCTTTACCATATAACAAAAGATGTGGTATATCACCACTCTCTAAATAAATATCAACTTTACTTTTAAGGTGTTCATTACCAATATAAGTATCAAGACTTGAAGGTCTATATTTTTCTACCCATATATAATTAGACATTAATCAACTTCACTTGTTGCTACTAACCAATATGTGGAAGTATAGTCATCTATTTTAAAACTAATTTTAGCTAATCCTTCACTACTAACTTGTAAAAAAGCACTTTCACATTCTTTATTAGCAACTAATATATTACTAAAATAGTCTGCATTAAAAGAAACATTATCAATTGAACTAAACTCTGAAGTAACTACTGGTATATTAACTCTATTTGTATTTACTGAAGAATATCCTATAACTAATCTTGTAGATGATTCATTAGTAATAACAGTAAAAGTTGTTGTGTCTTGTAAAGCTGATTTACCAGATATAAACTTATTAATTACTGAAGGTGTCATATTTATACTAAGTTCAAAATTAGGAATATTTTGTAACGTTGGTGGTTCATTGATAATAGATGGGTCACTTAACATATAATTTACTGAAGACCCTGAATCTGATACTTTCATTGAAATGGATTTATCACCAGATTTTGTTACAGAAACACTAATATCTTCATCTAATACACTCAATAACTTTAATAGTTGTTCAGTAGTGTAAACTCCAATATTTGCATCTTCAAAGTTCCAATTAGTCATCTCTACCTTACCTAGTAAAGTTTTATCTCCAGATACGAATCTAGTAGATATTTTTTGGTCATTTAGATTACTCTTTAATACTACTGAATCTGCTATACCATTCAAATGATATTTATTAATAAAGCGTACTAACTTTTGTTTATTCATTATAACTTCTCCTATTATTTATAACCATATATACATATATATGGATTTACTTTCTCAAAATCAAAAAAATCTTTCTATAGTTTTAGAAGAATCAGTTGGTTCACTCCAACCAAGAGCTTCATATAACATCATAATTTTTTTATGTAAAGCTTGTTTATATAATTTATCAGGATTTATGTATAGTCTGATAAAATCTAATATCTCAACCGGGTCTTCATATCCCTTATATGCTATTGTATTTAATCCTAATGGATTTTGTTTTAAATATACCCATTTAATTTTTTCACCATTAGATATTCCTGAGTATTGTCTTGATATTTGATTATACTTTAAAAAATCATTATAGTATAAAGCACTTTTAACATGAACTGGTGTACCTAATTCATGAGACTTAAAAATTTCACCGTCTTTTTTACGATATTTACGTAGTCCTTTAACACTAATAGGAATAGCTATTTTATTGAAATCCATAAGTTTCATACTATCTTTAAAATTAATAATAAACTCATCCAACTTTTCTTTGGGTACATCCATTAAAATATCTTCTAACACCTTACTTAACATTTCTCTCATAGCTGTAGGGAAACTTGAACGAACTGTATCTAAACCTTTAATCATCATTTTATTAACTCTTTTACCATTATCATTAATAATTTTCAGTCCATATCTTTTCTTTGTAACAAATAATCCACTCTTGGCAATAACTTCTTGTTTGATATCAAAACGATGTTTATCTAGATTACAAAACTTCTTGGCGAAATAATCATAACCTTTATTTAAATAAACTTGTACTTCACTTGCTATCTCTAAAATAGCCTTAGACATCTTATCCTCGTTTCGTATATCTAAATCTGAAAATCGTTTCTCGACTAATGGTAAGGCTGAGTAAAATACTGAATCAGTATCAATATAAATACAATGGTCTTTCGTATCTCCTAACTCTTTATTATAATATGCATTACCTATCTTTCTTGTAAATTTAATTAACGATTGACCAGTAGATGTTACAGCCTCTGCATTATCTAAATCATAAAACCTAAATGCTGGAAGTCCAAGAACACCATATAAACTATTCAATACAACTTTCTGTAGATATTGTCTCCTATCAAAATAATCTGATTTTACTGAATCATTTTGTTCGTGAAATTTCTTAGATAATTTACGATATTCAACACGTTCATCAAACCATTTTCTTAATAATGCCGGAAGTAATCCATCTTTATCTGTTCTATACATTACACCATTTGTAGCAATTCCTATTTGTTCATTATCCATCATACGTTTTAATTCTGTCTCTGTATATCTATTCAATACATTTCCATCTTGAGTAAGTGAATATGTTTTCTTGTTATCTTTTTTTAAAAATTCTTCTGGATTCCAACCTTCAATCTTACCTAATTTAGTCTCAGGTGATATATTCAATGACATAATACAGGAAGGATACATTGAAGTAATATCTAAATCATAAACCCAATCGTGTTTGCCAGATTGTGGTTCTTGGACATATGCACCTGCAAATTTTTCTAATTTATTATTTTCACCTTTTTTACGTCTATTCGGAGCTACAATATTATTTTTTCTTAAATAAACTAATATAGCCCCTTCAAGATATCGTGAACTCATAAATACATCTTCGTACGGACAATGACCTAAATGAGCCAAACCTCTTGCTATTTCAATGAAATCTAATTTATCATCTATCTTCTTAACCAACTTTACGTCTTGTAAATTATATTCTACAAACTTATCTAAATCGTTTTCATATAAATCATTAAGTGTACCTTCATACTCAACTTTCTTTTCACCAACTTCATATTCACCTATAGCATCTAATCTATATGATGGTCGTTGACTAAATGTATATTTTTTATATAAAGCTAGATAATCTAAAACACTTACACCTGCTATTTTATATCTATTTTGAAAATCACTCCATTGAACAATATTAATAGGTGATAGTAAATTAGCAACTGTTTGGCCTACAACTTGTGATGCTCTGTTATATAAATAAGTAACATCAAAAA